TATAAAGATTTGTTCTGAGGATTTGAAATCCAATCTTTCCAACCGTATTGTCTTATATTGTTCATACGATTATAAATATGTAATTATTTGGAATAAAGGTTATTTACTACGTTTTCCTTTATGAGAATCGATTCTATCTAAGATTTCGTTGAGTAGTTCGTTCTTAATGAATCCCGCCATAGAAGCGTTTTTGAGAGCTGATACCATTTGGAATACCATAAATGGTGCTATAATTGTTTCGGATAACCAAGATGTACCCTTAAAACCTAATTCTATTGATAGTATGACTGTTAATATCACTACCCATGCAAATATGTTCTTTAAAACTTTAAGAGCTTTATAGGTTTTAAAACCTTCTCGTTTCATCCCTGCGATTACTCCGAAGAAACCATCTAATAACAGAACTAACATTATTGCCATATATTGTTCTGCATTACCCATAGTAACATCCATCAGATACGATGCTATAAAGGCACATCCGCCTGATAATCCCATACCTATCATTAGATAGGTGTTTTTCAATACCATCATATTGTTTTCCATCACTCTTTAAACTTTTTTGAACTATGTTATTATTTTGCGAACTTTTCTATTCCCGCAATTCCAAAACAACCCAATGTAATCCAAACAAATGAATTATATATGAATTCGTTAATAACTAAATCTTTTCCGAAGTATCCAGTAGTTAAATCTACTACTGCGAATAAGGTCATTACTGCGAAAGACATGAACCCAATTACGTTTTTTTCGTTAATGTTATTATCATCCTTAAAAATATTCTTAAATGCCATCCATTTTCTCCCGATATATTTAAACATAATGTAACTCCTTTGTATATTGATATATATGGTGGATATTAGAATCCACTCATAATTATCTCATCTATTTTTTCTTGAACTTCTTCTTTTGTAGCTGCCATATGAAAACTCAAATCAGCTTGGTATCTTTTCTTCTCTTCATCGTACTGAAGTATTAGTATTGTTGGTACTACTACTATTTTATATTTTTGTTGTAGTTTGGGTTTTTTAGCAATATCAATGAATTCTAATTCAACCTCTTCTAAATCCTCAATCCACTCCACATCATTAGCTTTGTTCCAACCAGCATTAAAGTGTAATACTACTACTTGAGCACTAACGAAATTCGCTAGTAGTACAAATAGTGTTACAAATAAAACCTTTTTCATATTAGCCCCTTTTACCGTAGTTTGTCTATTTTTTCTTCGATACGTTTAATATCTTCTTTTAATTCACCAACATCCTCTTGAGTAGTCATAATTGTTTGACGTATCAATTGGTCTTTCATATCATACTCCATACGAGTAACATCTGGTGGTAGTGGAGCGGGAAGTTCTTTTGCTTCCTCTATATCTGCTTGTAATGCGAACCACATACCAATTACTGTTGCAACTCCTACTAAAATTAAACCTATCGTTTTTAGGTCTAATGTGATTTTGGTTTCTTCGTTTAACTGTTTTGCCATCCTTTGCCCTTATAATATAATAAAGTTTATACCCATTGAGAAATCGTACCAACTACGATTCCAATATTTGTGGTATTTACCCTCTGTAAATATTCCTAATGATTTTGTAAATCTATATCCAAAAATTAATCCTCCTGAATAATCAACCCAATTTCCACCATTGTATTTGTGGTAACTGTATTGGTCATCACTTTTTATGTGGTATGGCATTACATTTGCCCAAGAGTGTAACCAAAAATCTCTAGTATAATGGTAGTAATCAAATCCCATTACAAGAGAGTACTCTAATTTATTAGGAAGTAATGCTCTTTCTCTTTCTACATAATCTGCTAATACTTGTGGTATTACTACAGCTTCCCAAACCTCTATTGAATTAGCTACAACATTACCATTTGGGTCTAAATATTGATAATTATCTATATCTGAGAAATCAACACTATAACCCATCTCTTCAATAGCAAGATTAGTAAAATGAATATCACCAGTAGCTAATATCCAATCTTCTAATGGGTCGAATCCGTAAGGTTCTGAAATTCTTTGAGCAGCTCCAATGTTTACTGAGAACTTTCTATTGAATTTGTGTCTATATCTTTGTGATGATTCAAAATAGTTAATATCTGCAAATTGGTCTTGTAGATACTCAACCTTAAACACATACCAATCACCTATATATCTAAGGAAGTGGTCTTGACTAAGGAATGATTTACCTTGTTGCCTTCTATAATCTAATTCGAATAGATATTCAAATCCTTTTGATTTACTACCAATAGTAGCTGCATCTGAGAATGAATTTTCTGTACCATTTTTGAATCTATTTTGAATATTTGGTTCGTATCCAAACCTTTGAATCTTTCTGATACCAAACACTGCTGAATAATCATATGGTGTTGATGTTTTAGTTGTTGTTAATCCATTTGCTACAGAATATGATGTAACATCTGAAATTGAGTTATTACCATTATATGCTGCGTAAAATGTAGAGTACTTTAACTCTTTCTTTAAACGCTTCATAAACTCAGATGGTTTTTTAACTTCTTTCTGTTCTTTTACAACTGGTAAGATTGAATCTTGCCCTTGCATAACAAAAGGTATCAAACATAATAAAAATATTAATTTTTTCATCCTCTAATCCTCTTTTACGATTTTCTTATTATAGATGTTTCCATCATAGTTTATTTGAAGTATATAAATTCCAATAGGTAGGTTTTTCATATCAACTTCCGCTCTCTTCTGGTTCTCACCACTTCTTAATTTCCTACCAGCCATATCAAATAAATCAAATTTCACATTGTTTAATGATGTTACTACATTAAGAACATCATTTGTTGGATTAGGGAATACTGCAATCTTACTACCAGCCAATTCACTAATATCTAATGGATACCCATCTTCACAATAGTTGTATAAATCCTGGCAATCAGAATCCCATTCGTTATCACAACAATATTGGTCTACATCAATTACCCAAGCGTAACAAGGGTTATTTAACCAATATGGATTACCTGGTCCACCAACACAACCTGCATCATATAAACAAGCCGTTGAATCGGATACGTTTGCATTCGGGTCATAATTGTAAGCCGCTACATCAGTACATCCAACTACTGAAGTTATACAACTTCCGTTATCAACATTTGCATTCGGGTCATAGTTTACTGAAGTTGAATCAGTACATCCATAAACGATTGGAATACAAGGATTAGATAAATCAGTTTCCGATACTTGATTCACATTTGCATTCGGGTCATAGTTAAATGAATTCGGGTCCATACATCCATATACAAATGGTACACAACTTCCGTTATCTACGTTTGCATTAGGGTCATAATTAAATGATGTTGAATCCATACACCCATATACAATAGGAATACAAGGATTTGTGAAATCTGTTGCTGATGTTTGGTTTGTATTTGCTAATGGGTCATAGTTCAACGATTGTGGGTCCATACATCCGTAGATGAAAGGAATACACGAACCATCATCAGTATTTGCTAATGGGTCGTAATTAAACTGAGTTGAATCCATACACCCATAAATTCTAGCGATACACGAACCATCATCCGTATTTGCTGTAGAATCATAGTTTAGAGATGTTGGGTCTGTACATCCATAAATAATAGGTACACAACTACCATCATCGGTATTAGCGTTAGGGTCATAGTTAAATGATGCTGGGTTTGTACATCCATAAATAAATGGAATACAAGTACCTGGCGTATTTGCCGTAGAATCATAATTCCACATTGTATCATCCATACAACCTACGATTACAGGAACACAACTCCCATCATCGACTGTTGCGTTAGGATTGTAGTTGAATGCTAATGGATTCATACATCCTTCAATGTAAGGAATACAAGGATTGTTTGGGTCCTCTGTATTTGCATCTGGATTGTAATTTAGAGCCGTTGGGTCTGTACAACCTAAAACGATAGGAACACAAGAATCACCACAATAAGGTTCACCTACATACTTTTCAAAGAAAGGTGCTTCAAATGGTTGTAATGCACCTGCTCCGTTATTAGAGAATGGGTTTTGCCCCCATGCTAATAGAACAACACTATCTGAATTTTCTAATGTAAATGAGTTCTGTAAAGTTT